CTAATTTGCTCATCCCTGGAATAGGTGCAATTAATCTATTGTATTGATCCTGTATTGGCATACATGGAAATGCTGGTTGCTGTTGGTTGTCGTTGTTCATTTCTATTTATTTATTTTGTGATATAATCAATCCATCTAAATGCTGCTATAACTGTATCATGTAGGCTATGATCTAATGAACAGATATAAGCATTAATTGTAGGATCATACTTTATAGTATAACCTTTGTATTTAATTACTTTCATGTTAAAATGTTTTTCTGGCTATATTACGCCATAATATTTTTTGTTCTTCTAGTTTCTGTATTAATTGCTCTTTATTATCCAATAATAATTTTGTTAATTCAACTTGTAGGTTAAATTCAAAATCATTTTGCTGCAAATAATGTAAACTTTTTCTGTCTGTTTTTGAATAAGAAAAAAATGAAATTGCAATATTTCCTAATCTTGATTGTTTTAAAATCAAGTCCATTGCTGCAATTTTATTTTCTAATTGGGAAATTTTAACACTGATCTCATCCAGTGTAAGCGGATAATTGATGTGCATAATAGGTTGTTTGTTGTTAATAATTCATTTCAATATAAAGCAAATTAATGTTTTTGATACTACCAAATTTATTTTTAGGCATAAAAAAACCCGGTATTAAAATACCAGGTTATCAGTAATAATTGCTACCCTATGACAAAAAAAGAGTTTTTTCTGCGTTTCTGCGATTAACTAAACCATTAACAATACGACCGCCGGCATAAATCCACCGGTCAAATTGATCTGCTACAGTATTAATATCTGATCCATTATTCAATAAACGTAATAATGTACTATTGGCAAACGCACTTTCCCCTACATTATAAGTAAATGATCCCAAGGCAACCAATTGATTATTGGTAACTGGTACCGTAATTAATGATTGTACATATTGCAATTTTTCATTTGCTTCCTGTTGTAACCATCTTTCTGCTGTTGCAGCATCTATTGTATCGCCTTGTTGTACTTTCCTGTTTAAATCAAAATTATATATTGATCCATAACCTATAGTCCATACTCCTGCACTATCCTGGTAAGCTGTTAATGCTGCATTATTTCCTTCCTCTAATGATCGTAATAATGATAATAAACTATCTGTTACACTCATCCCTAATTGTGTTTTTGTTGCTGCCAGGTATAAAACAATTAAACCGCCAATAATATAATATGTATTTTTTTTACTCATTAATTTTTAGTGCTTGCATCCTTTGCACTTGCACCCATTAAAAAAGTAAATAAACCAGTTCCAATAGTACCAATAGTTCCAATGGTGCCAGGTTGTGTTTGAAAAAAACCACACAATGCTGCTAATGCTCCAAAAATTGTTGTTTTAATATTAGGCATAATTTATTTTTGATTAGTGATAAAATCTAATTTGGTTTCAATCCTGGCTAATTTATCAATTATTTCGTTTCTATAATCAGCACTTTTTTTTAGATCATATTCTATTTGGCTTAATCTTTTTTTTGTGGATCCATAAAATGCGCCTATAAATATAATACTACTGATAAAACCTAATATAATTTCCAGGCTATTCATTGTTAGCTCCATCCTTATTAATTATTGCTTGTGATATTAAATTATAAGCTGTTGCTGCTTGAAAAGCAGTATCCATATTAGGAAATACTGATCCCTTAACGGCTGCGTCTAATACTTGTTTTAATACTTGTAATGCTTGTTCGTTGTTCATTTCTATTTATTTAAAGGTTAAAAAAGTGATTATATCAAAGTCAAATTTAATTGTGATGCTCCCCAACTATAAGCAAAATCATTTGAAGTAGGGCTGCTTTCATAAGTTGCATAATCAGTACCAGACATTGTAATATTACCTGATGACAATAAAATACCTAATTCATCTAGTGTACCAGAATATAACGCATAATAAAATACTGCTGTATCAATTAAATTATCATTAATACTATATAAATTAAAAATAGTAGCATTAATTAATTGTCCTTTATACCAAATTTGTACTGGTTGTATTTGTTTCATATTTAAAATATTTGATAATATTTAGTACCACCATCTGCAATGATAAAAACTCTTTGATATGCAATTAATGTGATTGATGATACAATTGTTCCACTTGGTGTATATATATTATTAGCACCATTTGCAGCAACTGTTAATGTATTGGCTGAATTATTTATTATAACATATTGTAAATTATTACTAGACGGCGATAACAAAGTTAATGTTTGCCCTGTGCCACCCTGAAAAACATGATAATATGTTTCTGATACTATTGCACTTACTGTATAGGTAGCTCCAGCAGCAGCAAAACCTGCTGTTGTAGTTGTTCCATTAACCTGGAGTTTTTTACCATTATCTGTTGTAGATCCTATTAAAGTATTTCCGCTTGTTGTATTAAATGTATTTGTTCCTGCTGTTGTAGAAATTTTAGTCGAAAATATTGCACTCCCTGTTACCTGTAGCTTATCTGTACCATTGTCTGTTGTAGATCCAATGGCTAAGTTTCCTGTGCTGAATAAAGTAGCAGTTTGTACTGAATTATTATAAAATTTTATATTTTTATTAGTTAAATCTAATGTAAATCCAGTTGGAACTGCTGATTGTGATAATACGGTGTTACCTTGAAAAGTATAATTATCAGCACTTACATTTACCGAATAAACATTTGCCCATCTAAAAGATGCTGTTCCACCACCAAGAGAAACATTATTATCATTTGTAGGTTTAAATACTGTTGCACTACTTAAATTGACTGCATTTGTTCCAGCAAATGATAAATAAACTCCACCATATCCTGCATCTAAAACTAAACTATTAGCTGCGGTGCTAATTGTACCTACTCCTGACGTTGTAGGTGATGTAAAATTCATAAATCTAGCAACTGATGATTTAACTGCACCAATTCTTAAATCATAGTTTGCCACTCCTGTAAAAGCCCCATTAGTAAATGTAGGGTTAATGTCTAAGCCTACAAGCACGTCAGAGTTAGCAGCAGCAGTTAATGCTGGTGTATAATATCCACCCCTGGCAATTGCACCGCTTGCTGTAACACTTGGATTAAAAGTTTTTAATCCTGTTATTGTTTGTGTAGTTGCTAATGTTACATATCCGCTTAAATCTGGTGCATAATTAGGAATATTTAAAGTATTAGCACTAAATGTCGCGGCTCCACTTGTTCCTGTAGTTGTTAATGTAATTGTTGGCTGATAGCTTGTAGTATCTACAGATCCATCCGCTTTTAAAAATTGTGAACTGGTACCACCACTTTTAATTAATGATGATGCTGTAATACTATTATTAAAAGTTGCTGCATTGGTAGTATTATTAAAACTTAATGCAGTTGTACTGGTAGTATTATTTAATAAATCAAACGTATTAGCTGCTGCTGTATTACCTATTCGCCAATATCCTGTGCTGTTTTTTTGAAATGATATATAAGCATTTGATGATGCTGTATTATTTATTTGTATGGTTGTCGTATTGGCAACTGTATTGTGTATATCTAATGGCGCACCAGGTGAATTAGTTTGAATACCTAATCTATTATTAGTATCATCCCAAAAAAAGTTTGTGTTATCCTGGTTAATATTATTTGTAGTACCTACAAATAAAACTGAACCTGTTGTAAATGTGCTTGATTTAAATGATGTTGCTGTAACACTATTAACAAAAGTGGCACCTTGTGAACTATTAATAGTTAATGCAACAATGTTATTTGTAGCAAAAAATAAACTTGCTGTTGGATATTCTGAATTAATAGTTAATCCACCTTCTAAATTAGAATATATATATGTACCATCTGCTTTATATAAAGCTGATGGACCTGTAGATCCTGTAGTGAATATGCTAGAAAATACACTTAACCCACCTATATTAGTAGATAAATCATTACCTAATGCTAAATTAGTGGATGAATTAAAACCTAAATTATTATTTTGTATAATAGCTTGAAATGTATTAGCATTTCCGTCTATACTTGAAAATTGACCAGATTGTAAAGTTTTAGGACCTAAATTAACATTATTAGTTGCTCCTACATAAGGTACATAACCGCTTACTGATCCTGTAGCATCTGCTAATAATAACCAGGATGTACCGGTATCTTCAAATATTTGTTGTGAATCAGTAGAAAAAAATAAACGTCCATTTATACCGTATTGTGGACGATTAGAAAGAATATCTGTATATAATAACGGAGTACCCTTTTGATTTATTGCATTATTATTTAAAAATACTCTTGCCATAATTACGCATTGATGTAACTTTTTAATACTACTAATACGTTATTATATGTACCTGGTACTGTAGTATCAAAAGTAATTTGAAAAACATGGTTAGTTATTTCGCACTCATTACCCTCAATCGAAAAAGATTGATTTTGCAAAATTGGTACTTGCTGATCTATATATGCTGTTGCGGTACCTAAATTAATAAAAGTAATAGTATTACAATTAGTTTGTACAAATGACGGTGTCGCATATCCCTGAAAAGTAACGTCATATAGTTTTAAAGACATATTTTTAAAAGTTAAAAAAGTGATTAAATTATATACGTTGGTTTGTTAATGGATCCGCCGCTGATACAACAAGAACACGCACCCCCATTTGCATTTGATTGAACAAGTTGTCCTGGCTGTAGAGGCAATGACATTATTGTGCTTGGTGTTGGGACTATTTGCGGTGTTCCTGTCATTTCAGGGACTGCATACGATGTACCAGCTGGTAAATCATAAGTAAGATCAAACATATTAGATTGACATGGATGTTTTTTTAACCATAGATATAATAAAAATCCCCCTATCCCGGCTAAAATCCAACCTGCATCTTCTATTTTATAATTTTCTTCCATGTTATACTAATTGAATATCATTAATATTAGTTGTATCAACTGGTGCTGGTACTGTTGTATCAACTGGTGCCGGTACTGTTGTTTGAACTGGTGCCGGTGTTGATGATCCAAACAATGTATTTAATCCACCTACTAAATTAGTCACATTGGTTAATGTGCTTTGTACATTTGTCGGCGCACCTGGTGCAATTGGTGCAATTGTTCTTATTGGTGTTGATGATACATTTTTAGGTTTTAATATTAAATATAATACCAATGCACCTACTCCAATAAATACAATATTTTTATTTTTCTTATTCATTATTTTCTTTTATTAATTGAGTTAATAATTGAAGGTAAAAAAGCAATAACTAACACGCCGCCAATAATCCAGGGAATATAATTACCTATTGATGATGTTATATTAGATAATCCGGAAGCTATTTCTTCCCCTATTGTAGGAATAATAACCACTTCTGGTAATGGCTTATTAACATTAATTCCGGTTAATGGCTGGCTTACATCTGGTACCGCCATCTTACTTGCATCATTATATATATAGTATGGCGGTATATTTAAATTATAATATCCACCAGGATAAATTGCCCACCATATATTGCCCTGGCTATCTTGTAACCATGTTTCTATAGTTCCCATATCATCCCCTACATTAAACGTCTTTACAATTGTACTTGTAGGATCATTTAAACTATAAGCATTTACAGTTGCTGTTGCAATTAAATCGTGATGAATAAAGCTATCTATATAATTAGGCATATATCTATTTAATAAAAGACAATAAAAAATTAAATTTTTGTTGATCTAAATTAGCCAGGTATAATAAATGATCTCCATAATGATCATCCTTTTCAGATAACAATTGTATTGCTGCCATTGCTTTACTTTGTTGATCTTCATTTGGAATACCAGCCA